GAAGTTTGCTGATGGCGGTTCTGTACGCCGGCCTGCCGCGGCGCCGGTGGGCACGCCTTATGATCCCGATTTCATTGAGCGCCTTGCTGCCCGCGCGATTGGCTCTGGCGAGCCTGTGAGTGAGTTGCGTTCTGCCGAGGGTCGCGGGTTTGCGCCGATGCCTCGTTCTTTTGGCGAGGCTGGCCAGCGGTTGAGCGCGGTTATCCGCGGCGATGTAGAGCCGACGCCGGAGGAAGAGCGGCAGATCAATGCTGTGCGTGGGTTTGCTGAAGGGCCTGCGTCCATTCGTGCATACCATGGCAGCCCGTATCGTTTTGATCGTTTTGACATCAGCAAGATTGGCACGGGTGAGGGCGCACAGGCTTATGGGCGCGGGCTGTATTTTGCTGAATTAGAACGTATTGCTCGTAATTATAGAGATGCTTACGCAAACAGAGGTATTGTCATAAATGACAATCCTCTTAATGCATTTTTGCAGCCAGAAAAAGCAACAACAGAATGGGAAAAAGCTTCAAGGCATTTGCCAGAAGAAATAAGAAAATCTGTTTCAGAAAAAATAAATTCAGGATTAGGAGGGAATGGTATTCTTGATGATTTGAGGACAGATTTTTTTGGATCATATTATGACGATGTAAGAAAAATAATTAGCCCTACTGGGAAAGGCCACATGTATGAAGTTCGCCTTCGCACAACACCAGAAGAATTAGTGAATTGGGATGCGCCGCTTGTGCGGCAGCCCGAGCGCGCCGTTCCATTTCTTGAAGATGTCTTGCGCGCACCGCGCACAGGAAGCGCCCGCGTTCTTGAGCGCGAGATGAAACCGATTGGCGAGGCAGTTAATTTGCGGACGCCGGAAGTTGCCGCGCAATTGCGTGAGGTTGGCGTTCCCGGCATCCGCTATTTAGATGCAGGTAGTCGCACGGGGCGGCGGGACACCCATAATTACGTCATGTTTGGCGATGATTTGATTGACATCACGCGCCGCTACGCCGAGGGCGGCCTTGCTGCGCTTGATGCCAAGTATGCGGATGGCGGCACTGTGCGTGCGCCTAAGGAGGCCACCATTCGCGGCCAGGGCCATGAGCTGGCCTACATCACGCCGGAGGAGGCTGCGCTGCTGAAGGCGCGCGGCGGATCCGGCCGCATGACGCGCTATGGCGTCCCGGCATTTGATGACGGGAATGGCGACGGCGGTGGTGGTGGTGATGGTGGTGGCGGTGGCGGTGGTGACGGCAACGGCGGCGACGGCAATGGCGACGGCAATGGCGACGGCAATGGCAACGGCAATGGCGACGGCAATGGCGACGGTGAAGGCAATGAAGGCGCCACCAGCCAGGATGCCGCAATGTCTGAGGCTGCCACGCAAGATGCCGTAGGCGGTAATCAAGGCCAGGGCGCTGGTCCTACTGGCGCTGGGGCTGGGTCTACCGGAGAAACGGGCCCAAGCGCGAGTGATGTGGGCGCCAGTGAGAGTGGCATCGCTGGCATAAGCGGCATGGCTCCAAGCATGTCTATGCAAGACCCTGAAGCAACCCAAGCAGCAGCCAACATGAACACGGCCGTGGCTGCGCAGCAAGCGGGCCTTGGTTTTGGTATTGCCGATACTGGCGGTGTTGCGCCCACCGGCTTCAGTGCGGCGCCCGGTATTGGGGAAGCTTTTGGCGCATTAGGCCGAGGGACTATTGGGCTGGGGCCAGCTCTTGGTTACGCCGCGCAATCTGCCTTTTCGCCTCCTGGCGTCACAGTCGGCGTGAATGTTAACGAGATTGGCCAGCAGACGCCGGCAGTATCAATTGACCCGGTGGGGCTTGGCCTGGGCATTGCTGGGCTTGCCACGGGCGTTCCTGGCCTTGGGATGCTTGGCGGCATGATTGGGTCGCAGGTGAGCCAAGCCTTGGGCGTTTCTCCCAGTGTAATGTCTTTTGGCTCGCCTGAGTTTGGCAGCACCACGAATACTGGCAATGTTGGCTCTAGCGTTGCCGGCACGAGCAGCACTGTTGGCTCCAGCGTTGGCGGCATGGGCAGTAGCAATGCTGGCTCTGGCGCCGCGGCGGATGACAATGCCGGCCAAAACATTGATCAAAGTTTGTCTGCCCTCAACCAGAGATATAGTGAGCAGCTGACTGGCGCGCCGCCATATGCACCTTGGAATTGGGCCCAGATCCAGCAAGATGCTGCAGCCAATAACCAGACGCTTGACCAATATCTTGCCCGCAACTGGGGTAACTTGGCTACCAATGCCCCGAGGCTTATGAAGCACGGCGGCATGGTGGAAGGCAAAAAGTCTCTGGAGGAATTGCACCACCGCTATGCCGAGGGCGGCGAGGTGGGCGATGAGGGCATGGCGCGCCCCTATGATCCCAGGGAAGTTGATACGATCGCCAGCGAATTTATGCGGGGAATATCTTCTGGTGCTATGGTTCAATCTCCTGGGATAATGTACCCCGCAATAGACCGTCGGAGGGCTTTCTAAGTCATGTCTGGAATGCTTACTGAAAATGATGAAGCCCAAGAAGGTGAAGTCGTTGAGTTCATCCCCGAAAACTCAAACGTAGAGGACACTGAAGATGGCGGCGCAATCATTCGCCTTGAAAATGAAGAGCAAAATAAGCGCAGCCTGGAGCACTTTGAAAACATCGTTGAAGAAGTTGACCCAGGTCTTCTCAAGGAAGCAGTAAACGACCTTCTTGAAAAGGTTGACCGCGACAAAGAGGCCCGCGAAAAGCGCGACAAGCTTTACGAAGAGGGCCTGCGTCGCACTGGCCTAGGCGATGACGCGCCCGGCGGCGCGCAATTTACCGGCGCCAACAAAGTCGTGCACCCCATGCTGGTGGAGGCGTGCGTAGACTTTAGCGCCCGCTTCATGAAGGAAATTTTCCCTCCAAACGGGCCAGTAAAAAGTAAAATTTACGGCGAAGCCAACAAAGAGAAAGTGGAAAAGGCTGACCGCAAGGCCACTTTCATGAATTGGCAGACCACTGAGCAGATGCCAGAGTTCCGCAGTGAGCTGGAGCAATTGAGCACGCAGCTGCCTTTGGGCGGCGGCCAGTACATGAAGTTCATGTGGAACCAGCAGCATCGCCGGCCGCAATCTGAATTTGTGCCGATTGATGACGTCTATTTGCCGTTTGCTGCCACCAATTTCTACACGGCCGAGCGCAAGACGCACGTTCAGTACATCACCAAGATGGAATATGAGCGGCGCGTAAGGGCCGGCATGTATATTGATGTGGATCTTGGCTACCCCGATGATCCAGAGTTCAGCAAGGCGTCAATCGCCAACGACAAGATCGAGGGCCGCAAGACCACGAGCTACAATGAAGATGGCCTGCGCACCATCTTTGAAATCTACACCTACCTTGATTTTGACGAGGGCATGAGCCCCTACATTCTCAGCATCGACAAGTCGAGCGGCAAGGCACTCTCCCTTTATCGCAACTGGGACGCAGATGACGACCAGCGCAAGGAGCTCGACTGGATTGTCGAGTTTCCGTTTGTGCCTTGGCGTGGTGCTTATCCAATTGGCTTGACGCACATGATTGGCGGCCTTTCTGGCGCGGCCACAGGCGCCTTGCGTGCGTTGCTGGACAGTGCGCACATCCAGAACATGCCGACCCTCCTGAAGCTCAAGGGAGGCCCTGGCGGCCAGACAATTAATCTCCAGCCCACCGAGGTGGTGGAAATGGAGGGCGGCGCGCTTATTGATGACGTGCGCAAGCTGGCCATGCCGATGCCATTCAACCCCCCGAGCCCGGTGCTGTATCAGCTGCTTGGCTTTTTGGTGGAAGCCGGCAAGGGCGTCGTGCAGACCAGCTTTGAGAAGCTGAGCGATCAGAATGCTAACCAGCCTGTTGGCACGACCATGGCTCTGATTGAGCAGGGCATGGTGGTCTTCTCAAGCATTCACTCTCGCCTTCACAATTCCATGGCGAAGTGCTTCAAGATTTTGCACCGCCTCAACAGCGCCTATCTGACAGAAGAAGATGTTGAGGCCCAAGAGTCAGGCATTGAAATTAGCCCTGCTGATTTTGATGGGCCGCTTGATGTGGTGCCGGTCAGCAATCCTTCTATTTTCTCTGAGGCCCAGAGGTTTGCTCAAACCCAGGCTCTTATGCAGCGCGCTTCTGTCGCCCCGCAGCTGTACAATGTCAGGGCGGTGGAGGAAATGTTTCTCCGCACCTTGAAGGTACCTGCAGACGAAGTTTTGATGCCTGAGCAGAAAAACGAGAACATGGACCCGGTCAGCGAGAATGTCGCCGCGACCATGGGCAGCCCAATCTACGTCTTGCCGCAACAGGATCATCTTGCGCACATCATGACGCATTTGGCGTTTTTGAAGTCGCCCCTGTTTGGTGGCAATCCGGTGATTATGAAGACGTTGATGTTCCCGATGGCCATTCACCTGCGCGACCACCTGTTGAATTACTACCTGTCTGAGGCGCATGAGGCTGTGGATCAGGCGCAGAAGCAAAACCTGATCCCAGAGCAGGCCGCGCAGCAGACGCAGGTGATTTTGCAGGTCCAGCAATTCATTGAGCAGCAACTTGGCACGTTTGGCCAAGAGCTGGTTCTCATTGATCAGGCAGCGCAGCAATTCCGGCCGCAGCCGCCCATGCCGCCCGACAGCAGCATGCAGATTGCGCAGCTCAATGCGCAAATGCAGGGGCAGGCCCTGCAGCAGCGTGCTCAGGTTGATCAGGCTCGGATCCAGCTTGATCAGCAGAAGTTGCAGCTGCAGC